TCCCAGCCCTTGGGCAGTTCGGCGCCGACCATGGTGCCATCCATCCGGTCGACACGCACGGAGGTGGTGATCTGGCGGCTTTCGAAGCTGGTGACGTGTTCCAGGTCGACGCGGCCGAAGGGGCCAAGCACGACGACCTGGCAATCCTTGCCGGTGTTGAACGTGGTGAGAGCCATAGTGCTTGCGCTCCGTGAGAGTGGCGTGTCTGGGTGACGTTACGCGGAAGGCGCGTTACTGACGGTCGTGCTGCTGATCTGCACGGTCTGGCCGCCCTCGACGTTGATGATGAACTTCTCGTTGATGCCCTGATATTGAACCTGCACATCCGCCTGGACGTAGCCGAGCGCGGTGCGGGACTGTGGATTGTTGGTGGTGTCGCAGATGACGGAGAAGGGCTGGCTACCGGTGGTGCTGCCCAGAAGCCCCTGGCTCAGCATGCCTTGCAGGAAGGCAAGCAGCGTTGCCTTGATGTTCTGGAACAGCGTTGCGTTGATCACCCGCCCGACATAGAGACCCATGCCGGCGCTGAGCGTCGCCGCGATATAGTTCGTCATCCGGGTGTAGTTGTCGCCGTTGACGGCGGCGTTGGACGACGAGTTGTGGCCGCAGCGCACGCCCCAGTAGTTTCCGCCGGGCTGGGGATTACAGATGACATCGATGCCGTTCTGGAACAGCAGCTGCAGATCGGCGGTGGCATAGGTGCTCGACTGGCCCGAGGCGGCCGACCCGCTCTTCTGGCTCCCCACGATGCTGTAGAGCTGCTTGTTGAGGCTCGATTGTTCGGGAGAGAGGTTGACGAGGCGGCCGGCGGCGAAACCTTGTGGCGACACCAGGCGGGTGACGGCGTTGGTCTGATCGTACCAGTAAATCCAGTCCCCGAACATGAGCTTGGCGGCATAGCTGTCGAGTCCGGCGGTCGCTTTGGTGGCCACTGCATTTTCCGTCGTGTCGCCGGCAGGCCCGGTCAGGATCATATAGACGCCTTCCGAGAGACCGAAGGCGGCCTGCGTCGAATATTGCGTCGTATCGATGGAATCAGCGAGGAGTGCGACCGAGCAACCTTGCCCTCGCAGCGCATACATGCCGGTGCGTGGGACGGAATCGCTGCCGACCAGCATGGCGGAGGTGACGTTGATGGCGCCATCCGTGCCCGGCGTGCCGGTGGAGAATTTGAAGGTGCCGGCGACGGGTGCGGCCGTACCCCCGGCATAGCTTGCCGTCACGGTCTGAGACGCACCGCGCAGCGGCCCGGTGCCCGTGTTGATGGCGCTCACCATCGCCTGCCATAGGGCCGCACCCGTGCCGTTGATATTGTCGAAGACCTCGGGCGTGTTGCCAGGCAGGCCAACGGTGATCCGCGTGCTGCCGGCTTGCGATCCGGCCGAGATCGTAATGCTGATGCCGTTGCCGTAGCTGCCGCTATACAGGGCGGTGAGGGTGATCGCACTTTGGATGGTGAGCACGGCGGCGGTGTCGCTGCCATCGGTCACCCGCACGCAGCGGAAGTTCTGCGCACCCTGCTGAACGGAGGTCGCGACTTGCGTGCCCATGTCCGCGGCATGACCGGGCCGAAGCTGCTCGAATACTGCGCCATGGTGCCAATGACGACTGGCTGGCCCACCGGCCCCCAGGTCGCACTGCCGACGATGCCGAGAACGTCGGTCGGCACACCGTTGAGCAACAGCGTCTGCGGCGCCACGATCTGCACATAGAGGTCGGGCACCACCAGCGCGGTGGTGTTGATGGAGCCCTGTTGAACGATGGGCATTGGGTTTCCTTGGGTTTAGCCGAGGAGCGGCGAGAGAGTGCCGGCGGGTGATGACAAGGTTCCCGTGCCGAACACCATCGCCGGCTGCGCGGCGGTGAGGGTCGTGGCGTAGTCGGCGGCGTAGATGAGATCACGGCGATAAAGGCTGGCGTTCTCGCTCTGGTCGATGGTGGCGCCGCCGGCCAGCGTGATGTGGGCGGAGGTGCCGTCGGCAAGTGGCAGGAACGCGGTATTCGCCATCGCGGCATCGATCGTGGACGCGACCTGGTCGCGCAGAAGGGGGGCCGGGCACCAGCAGCTCACGCGAAAGTTTTGCCGCTGACGGCGGGTTTCCCGGTAGGCGGTCTGTGCCTGTTCGACGCGGGCGATGAGCCTGGCGGCACTTGGGATTGTCACTGCGGCGCCGGAGATCTGAAGAAGAAGCCCGGCGGCCATCAGCTGGGCGGCCAGTGCTGCGGCCACCAATGCGGTCGTATCCCCCGGCTGGACCAGATAGATGTAAGTAGCGCCATCAACGGATAGACCAGCCATCTGTCCGGCTGCCGTGGTGCCGCCGAACGTCACGACGTTTGCCGCCACAGAGACGGTGAGGCTGGGTATTGTCGCTGTCGTCACGTTCCAATTAGTCGGGTAGCGCGTGGTGTCACGTGGTTCTCCGCTCGGAAAGACGCTGACGTTGACGATACCCTCCGCCAGATCGGCGTGCAGCGCGGTGCTGACCGGCCAACCCCGATAAACGCGGACAGTGATTGCGCCTTGGCAAATGACCGAGGACGCGGTTGTACCATTGGGATAAAGGGTCGCGGTGATGGCTGCAACCAGCGCATTCTCGACGTCGGATTGGTCAGCCATCAGGTTATCGCCTGTGTCGCCGTCAGTCGCCAGCCGAGCTCGGTCCGCTCAACCGCGCTGATCGCCGCGCGTGTGCCCGTCTCATCGATCATCAGATCATCCTGCCGCAGCTCGATTGCGCGCGGGCCATGGAGCGCCGGTAGGCGCACGATCCAGCTTGCGGGCCCGGGCTCGCCGGGCAACGCGCCCGCGCTATGGGCCCCCGCGCTCGCCATAAGAACGCTTGCTGGCCAGCGATCGAGGAGCAGGGTATCCTCGCGTTGCTGCACGCCGCCATAGCCATTGCTGCCGGCATTGCGCGCGCCGTCTGCGCGGGTGAACGTGACCATGCGATTGGTGAGCACGCAGACCGTCGGGAGCAGCGGTGGCTGGGCGGCAATGAAGAAGATTCCGCTGGGTCCACGAAGATAGTCGCCTGGCTGCGTATAGGCGGTGTCATGGACGGCAAACCAAAGCGGCTGGTCGTAGCGTGCGCTCCGATTCCAGTCCTTATCCTCGGAATGAAACGCTGCGTTGAGGCACAGCAGTCGGTTGGCGGGCGACAAGGGGTGGATTGCATCCCGTGGACGGAAGGCCTCGTACATTTCGCCGAGGTGGAGGGCGGCCTGTCCCATGCCGCGTGCCACGCGGTCGTTCAGCCGTGCGGCGTCCATCACACCACCAGCGTGATGCCGGGATTGGCGAAGGCCGGCCCGGGCGGAACGCCGAGAAAGCTGCACAAGCGCCGGCGCCATTCGTCGAGGAGCGCGAAGCGGTCGCGCACCTCGTCCGGGTTGCGGCTCCAGACCGCAGCCTGGTCGGTGTCGAGGTTCTGCGCCGCTTGCGGCACGGCGACCTCCAATCCACGCAGTGTGCCGAGATAGGTGCGGCAGACCGCCTCTTCGGCGCAGGAGAGGTTGTTCAAGCGATACTCCAGCAGCCCATAGGCCTGGAAGAAGCGCCAGCCCTGAAAGCCCCAGGGCCCAGCCCCATATGCCGGATAGCCGCAGAAGCGCCGGATGTCGGTCTTCTCGGCGTCGCTGAAGCCCATGGGGTTTGCCATCAGTAGAACGAGCCCGAACCGCGGGTGAAAAACACGGTCCCCGTGCCAGTCTGGAGAATGACCGCGGCCGCGTTGACCGTGGCGCCGATACCCAGCAGTACCTGGCTCCCGGCGGGCACCGGCATGTCGGAGGTCGTCGCCGTCAACGCCGTGCTGGCGCCGAGCGACAGGAAAGCGACGCTGGCGCTGCCGTTGAAGACGAGCAGGGACGGCCCGGTGCCGCCCAGCGCCACGGCCGTGCTCGTGGTGCTGGCGGCGACGCCGACGGTCGCTTCAGGGCTGAAGGCGGCGATGCTGCCGCTGGCCATGGCGGTTACCCCGCATGCTCGACCATCACCGCGCGCTTGAAGGCGGCGTTGGTCGCGGTGGGGATCGTGAGCGGCGTCGTGGTCGTATCCGACGGCGCGCAGAAGCCGCCGATCCAATACCAGCTTTGCGCGATGATCTGCTGCAGTCGATCGATCGGTTCGCGCGTCACCATCGCGACCGCATCGACAATCGTGACGATCGAGTCCTGCGGGGCCACGTCATCGGCGCCGATTCCGGCGAAGTCGCCCTCGATGAGCGCGCCCTGGCCGCAGATGATGGGGCGGCGGACGTAGAGGCCGGAGATGGTCGGGTGCGCCTGCACGAAGGCCTCGGTCGTCGGGATGAAGCGCAGGCCGAGGAAGTCGTTGACCATACCGTCATGGAACACGACATTGCTCGACGTGGCGCCGGTGAACAGCGTCTTGAAGTCCGGGTCGGCAAAAAGCTGACGGGCCGAGACGGGATCGAGGTAGCAGTTGTAGACGCCGTCGATTTCAGGAACGGCGTTTTTCCGCAAGGTGGCGACCGCGTCGAGCAGGTTGCCCATCGTCAGCGTGTCGGTTGCCTGGATGAGGGAGGTATTGCCCCGGCCCGCGGGCCGCAGGATGGAACTGGCGGTGGCGGCGACGACGGAGTTGGATTGGGTGCCGTCGGCGATGGTCACATTGCCGCTGAAGGTCAGCGAGCCGGAAATGCCGTTCGGCGAGGTCGAGACGTTGGTCGCATCGGCCGCAGTGCTGATCAGCGTGTAGATATCGGAGCCGACCGTCACGGATAGCGGGTTGCTGGATGAGACGGCAGACTGAACGCCGTTGACGAAGACGTTCTGGAAGCCGCGGATATCGTCCACTTCGATGGTAGGGCCGGCTGCGGTCAGCGTCACCCTGACGCGGGTATTGCCGCCGAAATAAGCGTTGAACAGGGCGTTGCGGGCCAACTCGTCCAGGCTGCGGGCAGCCTGTTCGCCGTTCGTATAGGCATTCTGCAGGAACTGG